TGCGAAGAGAGATGAAAATATACTAACAGTAGATTTTTATTTTGACAGTGATGTCACGCTAGATGAGGCAGTAACAACTGTTGATACGCTAGTAGAGGCAGATACAAATGGACTATCCTTTAATGGACACAGACCAAGTATCTATTGTCTGTCGCCTTTTACAGAAGAACAAGTCTAATGATTAGGTATCAGTACTGGAAACCAAGTACTAAGTTAGTAGTAACGACACCTACCTGCATACATTGTAGGGAAACAGGTGAACTTATTGTTGACAAAGAAAAGTATAAAGAGTTTACAGAAACACCAAGACATTTAAGAAGATTGATTCAGGATATATTTCCAGAACATAGCAGAGCCGAGCGAGAGCAACTGTTAACTGGTGTACACCCTGAATGTTTTGATGATATGTTCAGAGGAGAAGGAGAATAAATGAAAAGATGTAACGATTGTGGAGAAATGACTTCAAGTTGGTATGAACATAAGCCACATTCTATTTTATGGATATTGTGTTTAGATTGTTTGAATAAAGAAGTAAATATTGCCGACTTAGAGGGCATAGAATATGAAAGGGTAAGCTAATGAATAGAGCACAGCGTAGGCGAAGTCAATCTAACAAGAAAGGTGGTACACAATTAAACCACCCAACTTTTGTAAAGAAGATGAAAGCCGAACAAGATGACAGGAAGAGAGCAGGTAAGCAATGACCTTCCTAGATATGTTAGCCGTATCTTTTCTCTTCACAGTACTCGTAAAAAAGTATGGTGGTTACAAATCACAGAGAGAAATTGATAAAGAAAGAGAAGAGGACTTACGACTAATGCGTTTATTCAATGTGTTAGAAGAGTAAGTATCTAACAGGTGTGTGTTTAAACAGACACCTGATAGATATTTATAACAAGCTATACATTAATTATAATGTTAGTTACAATGACAGTAAGCAACCAAGAGGTTCTATGTCTATACGAATAGAATGTCACAGTATCTATGGTGGTTCAGAAGTGTACTACTTTGATGGTGACAAATCTACAACGATAGCAGAGGCAAGAGTAAAGTTTGCCGAGCTTCGTTCGGCTGGGTTCAATGTTGTATCTATTATTGATAACGATAGTGGCGACTTTATTGGACTCAAAGAACTATATAAAACATCAGTTAGCTAACGCTAGTAGCGACTGGACAGAGAGGAGAAGCGTGAATCAACGCACAAATAATCTATTGCAATCTATGGACCACAAAAAAAGTGTCTTAGAAGAATTGCATAATGTAGCTTACCTAATACAGGAAGCTAATGACTTAGTCAGTACTCTAAAGAAACAGAGAACAGAACTAATTAACAATGGTCGTAATGTAGGTGTACCACTTACTGATATGGCTACGATACTAGATATATCAAGACAGAGATTATATCAATTAATAGAAGAAGATAGTAAATAGAAAAGCCTCTATTGCTAGAGGCTCTACTATCAGAAAGGAAACAAAATGAATAAAAACATTTTGCTACTTTTAATAATAACAGGAGAATAAATGAATAAGGAAACTAAAAAGAAATTACTTAAACCTTTTCCAAAGGAAGTAGTAATGGACCCACCCAAGGGAAAATTCGGCAAGTATGTTAACCACGCAGTGTATGTAGAAAGACTACGAGATTGTGATGTTAAGTATGATTGGAAGTTCAAACCTATTATTATCAATGACAAAGTTATTGGTGGTAAAGGAACTATAACTATAGAAGGTATGGGTTCATATGATGGTACTGGTGATGTAGAATCAGCAGCACTTAACAGAGCAACACTTGGTGAGTGTCTTAAACTTGCAGAGAGTGATGCATTTAAACGAGCTTGTATGAGATTCGGTCTTGGCGTAGAGCTATGGTCAGGAACTGATGACTTCTATGCAGATGATAACAAACAAGAACCTATTGAGAAAAAAGGTAGAGTTAAAGATGTTGTTATTGATAAGGAAGATAAAGCATTAGCTCAAGCTAAGAAAGAGTTTGTCAAAGAGGTTGAAGATAATCCTAACAACAAACAACAGCTTGACCATACTGTTGCAGCTATGATACCTGATGAGAAAGTAAGAAAGAAAATGATGAATGACACATACAAAGATGTCACAGAAACACAAGGCTTTCCTACAAATATATCTGAATGGAACAGTGAACAGATGAGTACTTATATCACAATGATAGAAGTTATTGTTGATTCATCTAATGATGAACAACTTGTAGAGCAGGTATTTGGTGAGGTTAAAGACATTACACAGAACTGCCCTGAGTGTGGCAAGACTGAATGGATAGAGGATAACCGAAAGAAAAAGCAGGATGACCCAGGTAAGTTCGGTAAGATACCTAGCTGGAGTTGTAACAACTATGGCGACAAAGAGGGCTGTGGCTGGACAGGATGGGGTGACACTGATTGCCCAACTGAATGGCTTTAGAACCTATAGGAGATTCATTTGCAGTGGAGAGATTAAAAGCTACACTGCAAAAGAAATATCCTAATCATAACTTTGATGTACCAGCTCCACCTGACAGGACTCACAAAGCTCCTTACCTATGTAAAGACAATAAGATTAAGTACTTAGACTTAGAAGGTAATCTTTATTGTGGTAATAGATATAAATTACAGGATGAAAACAATCCTTACAAATGGGAATGGGCAGTGTGTCACGCTTTAATAGAAACAGTTGATGAACAAAAAATTAGTAGAGAACAACAAAAGGAGATGTTCTAATGGAAGAAATAGATATAGTTAATTGTTTAAACGACTTGTATAAAGATGTTATGGATGAACTTACAATGGCTGAAGATGAGTACTCACCATATGATGCAGAAAATAAACTGTATCTTGTTGAGATAAAATCAAGAGATACTAAGTATGATTCCTGGATTATACAAGAAGATAAGTACCTTACTAATCTTACTCTTGCTGCTGAAAGTGGTAGAAAGTTTGTATATCTTAATGAGTATAAAAAAAATATACACACTTGGAACATAACAGACTTGACTGACAGTGGTTACGATTTTGCCTGGACAGAAAGACCTATGCCTACAACAAGTAGGTTTGAAAACAGAGAGAACAAAAATAAAAGAGTAGGGTATCTGTATGAATCAGATGCTAAAGTACATACAAAGGAGATACTATGACTGATATATCTAAAGTAAATATGCTAGAACTACTAGCAGAGTTAGAAAAGAGAGGTAGCTTTAAAACAATTATATTTAACAAGCCAGATGGTAAGCAAGAGATTGCTGCAATCTTACCTCTACATCCTATGACTATTACTAATGAAGCAGTAACACAGGAAGAAGAATAATGTATAGACCTTTACCTGACTACCTTACTATACAACCAAGTAAGGTAGAAGGGTTGGGTTTGTTTACCTTAAAAGATTTAGAACCATACGAGTCATTAGGTATGACACACGCACACTGGTTTGGTGAAGATAATAACCTACTGCGTACACCTCTTGGTGGTTTCATTAATCATAGCGAAACACCTAACTGTAAAATTACAGGCAAGATGACACGCTATTTATTTACAGAGGAATTTATTCCAGCAGGTACAGAACTCACTGTCAAATACAGTATGTACTCTGTTTAAACAATCTTATAATTATCCCAACCATCTTTATTAATAGTAAAAGTTAAGACACCTGGCTCATTCCACATACCGGTACGAGCAGTAAAGTCTTTACTCGCATCAATAGATGGACACTGCATCCAAGTTCTCTTGCCTTGTTTCAGTAATCTTGGATGATGATAGTGACCTGTTATTAAAATTTCAGCAGCACCACTAGGCAACCAACCAAACATCTGACCTTGCCACCATTTCATTATCTTACCTTCAGGTCCTGCACCACCAGTAGTCATATGTCCGTGAGTTATAGCTACACCTATACCTTTTATCTCTAACAGATGGTGGTAATCAGTAGGCAAAATAACTTTAACATTTTTATATCGCTTGTTCTGTGCCATTATTTCTTTGCATACTTCAAAGTGCATCATATCAGAGTTGTCTAACCTAGTAGATAACACCTGACCTTTAGCAGCTCTTGTCATTTCTCCGTGGTTACCACCGATTCCACAAATCGTTATCTTGTCAACAACTGGTAGAAATGTATCAACAGTTTTCATAATCATTTGTCTAGCTAATCTATATTGTTGAGATAGATTTAGCTCCAGATTAAAAGGCATTGAGGAGTAGAAGCTCTGGTCACAATTTTCTGTGAGGTCACCTAATCCTAATAAGAACACCTCATCTATAGCTGTACCTGCCTTACGCAGTGCCTTAATCTGTTTGACTGCCTCTTGTAGGGCAACCTCGTAGCGTTCAATGGTATTCTCTACGCCATAATCAGCTTTACCTAATTGCCAGTCTGCTAATGTAAATATAAATGCAGTGTCACCACCATATTTTTTATTCTTTAATGGGGGTTTGTGTTTAAACAGCTTTAGTAGTTCATTAAAGTATTCATCTAATGCTGGATTCTTTCTTTTAACTACACCTTTAAAAGCATAAAAGGTTTCTACTGTACCACCTTTAAGCTGTGTATTCCAACTAGATGCTTTGACAGAACCTTCAATCTCATAATACTTAGGGTCAAATCCCCAGTCTTTTAGTATAGAATCATACTTCTTGTCGTAGTCAGGGTCAGTACCTACATAAGTAATCTCACCCTTACCAGTCTTGTGGTCAAACTCTATAGAGGGTAACCATCCTGATTTGTAGTAGTTGTTTCCTAGTTCTTCTGTCATTAGCAGCCTTTCTGTTAAGACTATTATAGACAGATATTAGGACAGTTTCTTAGCTTATTTTTTTCTTTGCGAATGTCTTGATGACTGATAAAGCAGCACCACCACCAGATATAGCAGCAATTTCAAGGGCTGATGCCTCTATTCCTACCATTGGGCTGATAACTAATGCACCGAGAAAGGCTTCTATGAAAGTCCATACAGCTCTCTCTAACATATCTTTTAGTTCTTCATTCATTTTATAACTCCAGGCTTCGTTCCAAGG